AAATAACACATGCTACTTTTGGAGAGATTTTACGCACCAAAGTAAGTAATGGTAAAATAGGATCTTGGCATAAGACAAAAAGGAAAGATGGATCTAATGTTGAATAAACCAATAACTTTTCACTGGATGTGGAGAAGGCACTGGCAAATAAACGATAGTACTGAGAATTTAGATCTCAAGGGAATTCTTGGTATGGCAAAAGAACTAGATGATGCAAATGTAAAATCTGTATTGCTTCCTTACGGTCCAGGTGGTATAGATTTTTCTTTAGTTATACAAGAAGCACTACAAAAAACAAATCAACTAATTATGACTATTGCCTTGCCAGCATATGGTGTAAGCCCAGACTACGGCGCTAAAATAGTGGATACCTTAAATCAGTTTGCTCCTGGAAGAATTGGCGTAAATCTTGTTGCTGGAAGATGGGGAGACGAAGGCAATGGTCCTAGTGAAAAACTAGTTTTAGATCATTACATGCATGACTCATCACTTATTGATACTCTTGAAAAAAGAGTCGCTATTTCTAAAGTTTGGATGGATAAATTCATGCCATTAATGGAAAGACATAAGTATAAAACACATATGGCTGTTGTTGGATCTTCAGATGCAACAATTGAAATAGCAAACAAGCATACGGAGTATATATATGTAGATGATAATCTTTTAAGAAGACCTGAGCAGTATGCAAAAATAACTAATTCAAAACCAATTCTTATTGTTGACCCCTTAATAATTGAAAAACCAGAAGATGTTCATAATGTTATTTATGATGAAAATGCTCCACCAAGAAAACAATTTCATCATATAACAGGAACATATAATGAAGTTGTTTCTGCAATCAAAAGCATTTCAGAAAAATTTAATATCTATGATTTTATGATACATACAGATCAAAAAGATATTAGTAAATTATTAAAACTAGTAAAGGAGTTTGACAAAGTGCAACCTGACAATAAGAGCGATATGGAACATTTTGATATATCAAATGACGACAGAAGGCCTGAAGGTTCAACAGTTCATCATGAGGTATTTGAAAGAATTGGAATTAAAGAAAACAATTTAAAAGTTTTTAGCAACTTTATACCTCCAGAAGAATGTAAGGCTATTATAGAAAGCATAAGGGGAGTAACTGTGTCATCAGAAAAACCAGTGCAATTTAGTCCAGATGGAGACCCATTAACTTTCCGAAAAGATTGGGACATTAATCCATTTATTGATAAATATAAAAACATTGTTAAAGGTGTTATAGAAGCAGAATATCCAGTTAGGGTATTAAATAGGAGTGCAAAAATTGCAGAATGGACAAAAAATGATGTTTATGATTTGCACATTAATGATTTAGGTATAAATGATTTTAATAATATGTCTGCAACTATTTATTTAAATGATGATTTTGAAGGTGGAGAATATCATTTTCCAGTACAAAATAAAATTTTTAGACCGAAGGCTGGAGATTTAATTATTTTCCCAGGTAACATGCATTATAATCATATTATTAGTAGAGTTACTTCTGGATCAAGATATACTATTCCTTTGTGGTATACTTTCATTTAAAAATAAAATGAGCATAAAAGATAAAATAGATAATATATTGTTCAAAATTGGACAAGAAATAAAGATACATAAAATCAATTCTGATAATACCATTATTGAAATAGATTATGATAAATATTCTGATGAAATATTAAAACTTTTTGAAGAGTATAAAGGTGTATAACTTTACAATTTTACTTATTTAGTGTATACTAAAAGCATGAATGGAAAAGTTGTTATCTGTCCAGTATGCAAAAAAGAAACAGAAGTGCGCTGGGGCATATTTGCTCATGATACACTCAATAGACATATGAAGGAACATAAATGAAAGAATATAAATTTGATGATTTAGATAATGATGGTTATGAAATTATCATTCCTAAAGAGGTAGTAAAAAATATACTCATACATCATTATGCCAAAACATTTTATTGGGCAGTTGGATTATTTTCATTTATAATTGGATTTTTAATAGGAGTAATTGTATGAGCAGACAGCCAGTAGAATTTTTAGAACTAGAGGAGTCAGTTGTTGTTACTCTTAAAACCAAATGTCCAGAAAAATATTTATTGGTAGATAGACAAACTGGAGATGTATTTGTTGCTAAAGAAACTGGAGAATGGGAGTTAGTTCGTGGGGGGCCACATAGACATGTATGATGATGATGCTTTTGAATGGGAAACAGTTAGGATAGATCAATCTCGTCCGCCATTAAGATGGATTGCAAATTTTTTAGGTAATCGTGCATCTGCTGCTATTCTTCGTATATCTTATGCTGAAGAAGAAGGTAAAGAAAATTTTGCATATAAAAGAGATCTATTTATTTGGGATAAATGTTGGCCTATTTATGATAAATATGGAACTATATATAAAATGAAATTTGATGGAGAAGAACTATGATACAAGATTTTATAAATGGACTCGAAGATCCAGACGGTAAGTTAAATGGTTTTGGCATGAAAATGCTAATGACAAACCTAATACTTGATGACTATAAAGAGTGTCCAAATATCATTGAAGTAGATAATAAGATGTTTTGTACTACTTGGTATAGACATGATGATTGTGTAAGAGTAATGAATATTCTATATAAGATTACGAAAGATGATTTATATACCCTGCCAGAAATGAGGCCTGCAGTTAAAGAGGCTTTTGATGAAATGCTTGCTGATCCAGATACCGCAGAAATATTACGAAGACTTGAAGACAACGGTATTTGACAATCCACCCTGCTCTGTTCTATAATTAGTATACAACCTAAACAGAAAGAGTAAAAAATGTCTAAAGATGTTAATATTGAAATTTTAATGCCTGTAGAAAATTTTGTTGTATATAAAAACAAAATTAGAAAAGAAATGTCAGAAACTCCAGCAGAAGATTTGGAAGCATATAAAAAATTTGAATGGGAACGTGCTAAAGCGTGGTGGGGGTTCTCGTGGAACAATATAAAAAATGATAGAATGGATGAAAATTTATTGATCCAGGTCAGAGATCTTCTTGGGTATTCATGGGAAACTTATCCCATTACAAATGAAGAAATATCAATTATTAATAAGAGAGAAAAAGAAAAAAGACTTGCTGAACTTCAGGCTAAAATGGCAGAAAAGCAAGCAAGATGGGATTCATTAACACCTGAAGAACAAAAGTTTGAACTAAGAACTAGGTTTGTTCGTAGATTATTAGGTATGGCAATAGCAACAGTATTAGTTATAGGAGGTTTTTTCTTATGGCAAGATAGTCAGCCACATCCATATCCAAAAGAAGGATGTCCGATAAATCATTTTTGGGACGAAGATAACGGTGTATGTAAAAAATACTATAACTTAGATTAAATAGGTTTAAGGAGCAGTAGCCAAGTTGGTCAAGGCCCCGAACTCATAATTCGGTTATCGTAGGTTCAAGTCCTACCTGCTCTACTTTGCCCTTGTAGCCCAGTGGTAGAGGCACACGACTTAAAATCGTGCAAGCGTTGGTTCGAATCCAACCAGGGGTACGATATAATAGTAAAGGAGGCATAATGGATAACAAACAATATTTAAATTTTATTAGACAAAAAAATAAAGAGATAATGTCTAAGTGTTACTATTGTGATGGATTTGCTATTAACATAGAGGCAGATGGATATGCTATAAGACCTGTATGTAAAAATCATGATACTATGTCTTTAAGCGAAATAGAAAAGGACATAGAATGATTATTCAAATTATTGGCTTACCTGGATCTGGTAAGACTGCACTGGCGACGGCACTTAAAGAACGAATTAATGCTATTCATTTAAATGCAGATGAAGTTAGGGCTACAGTTAATTCTGATCTTGGTTTTACCCTCGAAGATCGTATAGAGCAAGCACGTCGCATGGGCGAGATGGCAAGGTTAATAGCCAAACAAGATGTAGCACCAGTTATTGTAGATTTTGTGTGTCCTACAAAAGAAACCAGAGAAGCCTTTGGAAAGCCAGATATTTTAATTTGGATGAATACCATTGAAGAAGGTAGATTTGAAGATACAAATAAAATGTTTCAAGAACCAGAATCGTACGACATAATGTTTTTAAATCATGACAAAGATTCAAATGAAAAGGCTACTGAAATTATTAAGTATCACAAGTTACACGATTGGTCTGCACCTACAACACTAATGCTTGGAAGATATCAGCCGTGGCATGAAGGACATCATGCTCTATATGTTGAGGCAGGTAAGAGAACAGAACAAGTGCTACTTGGAATTCGTAATACATACAAGACTAGTGAAAAAGATCCGCTTAAGTTTGATCAGGTAAAAGAATATATTGCTAAAGATGAATTTATGAATGGATCAATGGTATTAAGATTACCAAACATTACTAATATTGTTTATGGTAGAGATGTTGGATATAAGATTGAACAAATTGATTTGGGGGCAGACATTCATGCTATATCGGCTACGCAAAAGCGTAAAGAAATGGGCATCTAAGATATTAGATAAAATAGGCAATGATAAAATACAATGGCCTTCATGAAAGTAACTAAGGCGAGATCATTTGTTAAGGCATTAAGTTATCGCATATGGGGAACTCTTTCTTCATTTATTGTTGCCTATGTACTAACAGGAAATGCTACACTTTCTGGTGCAATTGCATTTTGGGAAACGGTAGTTAAGATATTTATCTACTACGCACATGAACGTGGTTGGAATTATATACAATGGGGAAGAAAATAATATACCCTCGTAACTCAGGGGATAGAGTAGCGGACTTCTAATCCGTTTGTCGTTGGTTCAAATCCAATCGAGGGTGCTACAATATAATAATTGGTCTGTAGTTCAGTTGGTAGAACACTCGACTGTTAATCGAGATGTCGCAGGATCGAGACCTGCCAGACCAGCAAGGTCCGTTAGTTCAGTTGGTTAGAACGCTACCCTGTCACGGTAGAGGTCGTGAGTTCAAGTCTCATACGGATCGCCAAGGCCTTATCGTCTAGTGGTCAGGACATCAGATTTTCAATCTGGAAACGAGAGTTCAATTCTCTCTAGGGCTACACCTTGACAATTTGCATTGCTTTGTTATATAATTATTACATAACCAAAACAGAAAGGCTTTATCATTAAAAAATTTATATGTGCTATTTTTGTTTTTTATTTATTTGCCTCAACTCCCTCTTCCGCCGTTGAGTTTGGCCAAGATGCAACTGGTGATCCGAACGCTGTTCATATTCAAGGAAATTCATCTGGATTTCTTTATTCTGAGAGAATTATTCTCACTGCAGCCCATGTTTTGAATCAGTTAAGAATTCAGCCAAATGGTGATACTCAAGGTTTTGTTTATGCTCCTGGACTCGCTGACAAAACAAACGCAAAACGATATCAAATAATTAAAGCAATTATTCCTAAGACATATGTTAACGCAGATCCCGCAAGAAATATTCAGCCAATTGATGATTTTGCCATAGTAATAATTAACGAAGATATGCCGTTGAAGAATAAAGTTGTTATAGCAAGTGAAAAACAAATGAGACAGTTCGCTCAGGATAAAGCAAAAGTTGAAATGGTCGGATATGGATTGCAGAGCGGAGCACAAAGAGTCGCTTCACAAACCTCTCCAAGAGCGCCCTTTAAACTAACGACGCATTTGTATACCCCAGAAATGATGAATACTTTCTATGCAACAAAAAAGTTAAATCCTGGGGACGACAAACCAGGATTCTGGACTGTCGTCGAATGGGGAGCAATACATACTCAAACAACTGGATCTATATGTAACGAAGATTCGGGTTCTGGATTTTTTGTTGAGGAAAACAATGTTAGATATTACGTTGGTACAACAGGAAATGGTGTAGGGATTTCAAACTGTCAAGCAGATGGATCAATAAAGATGGATCCTGCAGGAGGAATGTCTTGGTTTCCTGCGCCATATAAATTTCTTGATCTGATTGAAACTGCTGAGAAATTTGTAGCGGAAGAGAAAAAGAAGGAATTTGCACAAGCAGAAGAAGCACGTCTTGCTGCGGAGTTGAAAGTAAAACAAGAGGCAGAAGCCAAAGCGAAGGCTGAAGCAGAAGCGAAAGCGAAGGCCGAAGAAGAAGCCAAAGCCAAGGCTGAGGAGGAAATTAAGATAAAGGCTAGGATTAAGTCAGAAGAAAGTATGACAATTGAACGAGAATTGTTGACTATTTTAAAAAATAAGCAAAGTTTAGCGATAAAACTTTATGAAGGCAAAAAATGTACAAAATTAAAGTCAACTAAGATTATTTACAATTTTAAATTTGTTTGTATTAAAAAAAATAACAGATTGATCTGGAATAAAAGTATGGTAAAATAAATAGATGATCGAGAACCCTACTGAAAAAGATGAAGTTTATTTGAGTAATATTGCAAAAATAGGAAATTCTACAAAAAACATACAGTACATAGAAAATATATTATCTGAAGAAAATCACAAAATACTTCTTAGTTACGTAAAAAATGCTAAAGATTGGAAAGAACAGCCATGGCTTGCCAAAACTATTGAGTCAAACAATTTGCCCGAAGAAATTATTCAAATATTAAATAGTATATTTAAAATTGTTCATAAAAAGTCCGTAGATCTTTATAAAGTAGATATTAATACTTTTAATA